CCCATTTCAGATGCATATTATGATCTAGCAGATGAATGGATTTACAATTACATTGCGCCCTTTTGTGCGATGTCTGCGCCACTCTCAGTCCACGAGGTTTTAAAACGTGTGGATTTGGGAGCGTCTCCCGGTCCATTATGGCGATTGTTTTGTAACAACAAGGAAACCTTTTACCTATCGTCAGATGGAAGTACCATCCTTGATGAGTACATGACCTATTCGCAACACTCAGGATCCCGATCGTATTGGGGTGGCAACTTGAAACAAGAACTTAGACCTATCCAGAAGGTGCAAGACAAGAAGACTCGTTTATTCATGTCCGCACCTGCTGAGCATTTTGTCCTCTTATCAACGTTGTCTCTCAACTTCAATACTGCCCTTATAAATGCAGCTAAGTACCACTTAACTCCCATAAGCATTGGTATGAGTATCTTCCACCAGTCATTTGACCAGATTGGAAAAGAGCTCGAATCATTCCCTTACAAGTTTTGTGGTGACGTTGGTGGCTTTGACACCAGTATCCTCCCTCGGGAACAGGTGTCTATAGTCAACACACGAATTAGATGCACCGATCCACAGTATGTAAACCCCGCGCTCTTCAACCAGTTTGTCAACTCATATCGTGACATTGTTTGGACACCTATTGTTTTACCTGATGGCACTGTGATTATTGTCCCTCGACAACCATCTGGCCATGCAAACACAGGCATAGATAACTCCATTCACTTGCTGCGTAGAGTGATTCTCACTTGGTTGCTTTCAGGTGGTCCTCCCTCCTTTGAAATCTTCAGAAAGAATGTCTATGTAAAGGTGGCAGGTGACGACTCCATAATAGCAGTTACTGAGTATGGTCACAATTTTCTGAACCCGCAAACCATGATCCATGTTTTTAAGAAATATTATAACTGTGACGTTGAGTTTGCTGAGCAACTTGAGTTTTTAGGGCATTACTTTTGTCATAATGGCGAAAGCTATTACCCAGGATTCTCACATTCCCGTGTAGTTGCTGCTCTCGCTTACAAAGGTGGTGAATCTGCTTCCTCCAACATGGAACTCGCCTGCTCACTCAAAATTGAAGCTTACTCATGCAAGCAGTCAACTGAATTACTTGACTCTTACATCAGGC